TACACAACCAATTACGTTCTAAACGTGCGTTCACCTTGGTTGGAGTAGTTTCAATAGGGATGTTTTACTATTTTAACTACGTGTGTGTAAGAAGGGTTATTGTAACTAGTTCAAAAACGTTCGCATTCATTACTTTCTTGCTTGCTCCTGCTGGGCACAGGATGGCCCCAGATTATACTGTTAGGGCGCAGTACGCACTTCTAATTACATTTCCCCCTTAAAACTCCACTCGTAGTGTGAAGTAAATCCCATGAAAACTACTCTATGCCTCCTTAGCGTTTTTCTTTTGATTTGCGAGAAGTCAAAACTGCTAACCTTCGCTGAAGCTCCAACATCTCATCTTCTGAATCATCTGAATCTGTTTCATCGCTAATATCTGATTTTTTCTCTGGTAAAGCTTTCATAAAAACATCAGGTTCACGAGCACATGCTAAGGTAGGTACAGCTGCATTTGGTGGAATCAATGTGACAACCAATCGACAATCCCCATTTGGATAAGTAAATGGAGCTGGATCAAAATAAGCGCCTCTAGAAGTAACTTCAACCAAACACATTTGATTAGATCTAGTAATCGTTAAAGCTCCATCATTAGGACAAATTCCAAAATCTTTAACTAAATTACAACCAGTTCCAACCAAAGGAGGACCCACAGCAATAAAAGCAGCAACTGCAGTATCAGCGTTATTAACCCAGGAGACTAAAAATAGACCACTATTAATAGTGGGATCAAAAGAAAAACGATTACCACCATTAGTTACAGAGCCCAAAGTTGAATTATTGGTCGACAAAGCATGAGTACCAAAAACAGGACGATCAATTCCAGGAAAGCCGGCAAAAGTTCTATGCTCCATAAAACAAGTGTCATTACTAACAGGAACTTTTGGTTGAAAAAATTCAACTTCATATGTAATCCATAAATCTCCAATCTGATCATTAGAGGGATTATTACCAGTAGCTACTGTCAACAAACCCAAATCATAAAATCTGATATCAGCATTAGGAGGGGGAGGAGCGTCTCTCACACAATATTCATTAATAGACATTTCACTCTTTGCACATTCAAAGGATGAATTGCAGCGTCACTTATTTTTGATTCAGTTGAAAACTCATGATTCAATAACACTCTTTTAGAAGTAAATGGAAGATCAAGAGGATTGTATTGTGTAGCCATAGCGACGAAACCCAATAAACCAGTTGCAGCATATTCACTCGCCAAAGGAATATATTCCGCCACAGCTCCTCTCCATCTATATCTAGTGTAATTATTAGCAACTGGAGCCAACCAAGGAAATGTTTCTGATAACCCAGGGTTAAGAGGATATGTCTTCGGAGTAAAATCCGCAGTACTACCATGAATTGGACCCACATATTCTCTATGATGAATGATATTTGCAGAATGAGTATTTTCCATTAAAGGCACTTGTCCACCAATTTTCCCATTTGTCGCAGCAGCAGCTACACTATTAGTATCAACTTCATAGTCACCAAAACCCATCAACATCGGAGCTAATTTACCCAAAAAACCTACAGCTTTCTCTGCAGTTTGCCACCAATCATGCTTTCCACCACCATCAGCGCGAGTTCGTTTCTTTAATTTCTTCTTGTCATACAAAGCACGTCCTTTTTGTTCTGTGTAATCACCATAACCAACGAAACGAGCATTCGAGGGAAATTGAATTCGATTTCCATTAGCACGATTTCCAGCTGTTAATCTCTTAACATGTCTGATCTTTCGATTCGAGATTTTAGGAGTTGGTTTTCTTTGATTATTACCTTTCTTACGAGAGGAAGGGTTACGTCGAGGCTGAGACATCACAAAATTTATAAGCACTCCCCTTACAGATAATCTACCATTAACTTCGAAAAGACTATGTGGCTTAACACAACAGGGGAATGTATTAATACTACCAACCATAGTGGTAAAGGATTCAATCTCACCAACTGAAATGTCGTAACGATAAAAAATAGCAGCGTTAATTTTTTTCCAAGTCCAAATTCTGATCAGTATATGAAACTTCAATTCTCTTAAAACGATGATTCAATCTCAGAGAAGATTCAACCCCAAGTTCCAACATCTTCTTAATAAAAGGTCCTAAAATAGGGTAAGAAAAAGGAATCACGCCAGGTGATCTAGCTAAAGCATACAGGCACATTCGGTAAGCTAAATTGACATCCTTAACTTTAGCTATTTGACAAGGATCTTTCAAAACTTTACCAATCTTCAAAACCATAGAAGGTAATGGTAACCAGAAAGGGGAACCATTCTCCAATGTAACCCACCACCCTTTTAAAAAAGTACCCTGGCTTGGTTCATAAAATACCCGATGTTTCATAACAAAACCATATTCTAAAGAAACCTCCGGAATAGTCTTTCCTGAACCAGCTGCCCTTATCAACCCATGACCTTCATCAATATTATGATCAGAATTACCATAAGTAGTTAATGGATCGCCTGAAGGCATTTGAACACCCGCATCCGCGCACAATTGTAAAGTGACATTGCCATAACGAGCTCGCACTTTATATTTTGATTCACATCCAAATTTTTTACGTTTGATATGTTCAATAGGTACATCCATATTTTGAAACTTCAACTCATCACCTTTCATTGGTCCAGTCCCCTGGGTATGATCGTACATACTAAAATCTTGTTCTCCAAACGGTCCATAATATACACCTAGAGGTCCCCAAACAACATAGGCATCATCACCGGCGACTATATAAAAAACTCTATCAGGATCAGACAATGCAACTGACATAACAACATTCAACTGATCAGCAGTATATCCAGAATCAAATACATAAGAAACTTTAACAGTATTACCAAAGAAATTTTTTACATAATATATTTTTTCCACGTTATACATGTCATGTAAAACATCTGTCATCGTATGTGAAAATTGGGTCCCATCTTTTATATAATCAGGAGAAAATTGAACAATTGCTCGTGGTTTAAAGGTAGGTAAGCCATTGGACCATTTCACTGCAATTAATTCATCATGCTTTACCGAAACTGATTTTTTATACTCAGGTTGTGCACCATTCATTAAATCTTCTAATTGAGCTTTTATTAAACGTTTTCTCTTCACGTTATCCATATTTGCAATCGCCTCCAAAAATGTATAAGATTCGACATAAGGAGTATCATATAAATTTACCCTTTCGGAATACAACTCTCGCCACTTATTATTGTACACTTGTTGGTTAAAATTTGTGTTAATATACGGATCATTAAATGAACGTTTAAACAAAGCACATACTAAGTTACTTGGAGCTGTAGATGGACGATGCATTAAATTAATTGGGGAAATAATAGGATATATAAATTTGTTCTCTTTATAAGAATACCGGGAATATTCTTCAACTAATTGCATAAATTCACCCAATTCAATAGATTCACCACACCATTTTACATTCAAAGTTTTCGCAACCTCTTCTCTAAAGTTATAACTATAGTCCGGCACTAGAGTAGCAGGATAAGCCGCCATAGTAGGTAACTCATAACATCCTTCTGACAATTCAATTTCAAGGTATTCTTTTCGCGCTTTAATTATTTCTTCCAATAAAGTTTCAGGAAAAAGCCAATACCACAAAGACATCAC